GCAAATGAAGCGTACTTTTTTAGTCACCAACCGTCATCTCGACAAAAAACTAGTATTATTTCTATACTTCATTCAGCAGACTTCCTTGCTTCCAAGGTAGAATATGATATTTGGAAGAGAAATGGTGGTTCAACCGACAATAAAACAAAAAAATCACAATCTTCCACAGGAAAACGTGTAAATTCCTCACCTGGATTACAGAATATGTTAAAAAATCTATAAAATGTTGGTATTATCAATAATTTTAGGTATATTATTAATAGCATCAGTGATTGCTTTACGTAATCTACTGGTGAAAGTAGAAAAATATGAGGATGTTGTACAAGATCAAGTACAATATCTACAGAATATATCAAAAACAGTAACCGAAGCACAAAAACACTTGCAGAATCTAGATGAACGAGGGGTCTTTCAGTCAGATGATGAGGTTGGTTTCTTTTTCGAGCAGCTAAAAGCAGTTCAAGAAGAGCTAAACCGGTATATGCTCCCAGAAAACTATGGCAAGAAAGAAAGCGAGTAGTAATTACTTTACAAAAGAAACAGAAGAATATATAGTAAAGTTTAATAACTCAGACGATACAGAATATAAAAATAAGATCTTTACAGATCATATATATTTTCCATTTTACAAGCTAGCAGAAAACATTATACATACTTTTAAGTTCTATTACACCGATGTAGAAAAAATAGAAGACTTAAAACATGAAGTTGTTACGATGTTGATGTCAGAAAAGATAGATAAGTTTGATCCAACCAACGGAGCTAAAGCTTATTCTTATTTTGGTACGATAGTCAAGCGATGGCTTATAAATTACAACAATAAAAACTATAAAAAGCTTAAACAGATAGGTTCATTTGACGATATTGAAGATTCTTACGAGGTAGACTCAGATATCCGTTCTAAAAATGCAGTATCTTTATCAGATTTCTTAGATGAATGGATATCCGAAGCATATAAAGACCTGGAAGTTCTTTTTCCTAAAGATTCCGACCAAGAAGTTGCAGATGCTGTACTTACAGTCTTTAAAACACGGTATGATCTTGATATTTTTAAGAAAAAAGCACTGTATATCTATATTCGAGAGATGACAGAGTGTGAAACTCCACATTTAACACGGGTAATATCGGTTTTGAAGGAGGATTTCTACTCAAAATACAGAATTTTAAGCGAACAAGGGCTAATTTACAATAAGCCATTATAGTCTATTTATAATAAAAAAGACTATGAGTTTAGATAAAACTATATTCAGAGACAAGACTTTATCTGATATTTTCGGTGAAATCTACGATAACTCTACGGCAACCCGTGCTCAAGTAAGAGGTTTAATAGGAGAACTTAAGCCTTTGATAGAAAATATTGGGGATGCTACATTAATTGTACCTATGATCAAAGAATATATGGAGATAGGTGTAAAAAATGACGAGCATCTCATTAAATTAGCAACCGTTATACAGAGAATCGAAGCAATTCAAGCAAAAGGCGGTGACGGAGAGATGTTTGACTTCTCTGAACTACAAGATTTACTTGAAGAATCAGAAGCAACTGCAGAAAACGTAGACGAAATACAAAAAGATCAAGATTCTGAACAGGAATTATAATGAATTACTCTTATAATCTATTTTCTAACGCTCCTGTTAATATAAACACAGGTAAAAAAGGAGGAGGCAGCGGTAATACCGTACTACCGGCCCGTGTTATTGATGTAATCTTAGATGATACTCATCCGGAGTGGAATAAATTAGGTAAATCTGAAGCAATCGGTGCAATAAAGTATAGATTACTTACAAAAGATATAGAAGAAGAGGATTCAACAGCACTTCCTGTAGCATTTCCACTTGTAAATGACTTTAAAAAGCTACCTCTTAAGAATGAGATAGTACTTTTAATGACCGCTCCAGGAAATGAACTAGATGGAACTAATTTAAACGCTAAAACATACTACAACACTGTAGTAAATCTGTGGAATCATCCAAACCATGGCGGTTTTCCTAACGATACAGATAGTGAATTAGATTTAGGTAACGATATTGATGAGTTAACCGATGTAAATCCATTACAACCATTCCCCGGTGATATAATAATGGACGGTAGACAAGGACAGTCTATTAGGTTAGGAGGTTTTCCTTCACCTAAAAACATTTTAACCGACCGAACTAACAACGGTAAACCTTTTACAATATTAAGTAATGGCCAAAAAGATGCAAATGATTCTTTTAATCCCATAATCGAGGATATAAACGATGATGCTTCTTCTATATACCTAGTTTCAGACCATCAAGTACCTTTAGAGCAGGTAAGAGATAAAACAGATTCTTACGGGTTTAATCAAAGACCTCCAAAAGCAGACGAATATAAAGGTTCTCAAGTGCTGGTAAACGGTGGTAGGTTATATTTTAATGCAAAAGATGAAGGAATATTCCTTAATGCTAATGAATATTTAGAATTGCAAAGTAATCTTGTGAATATTGATGCTGTTGAAGAGCTTTCTTTAGATGCAGCACTAATACACTTAGGTGAAAAAGTTGCAAATGCTCCTCAATCTTTTAAAGAGCCTATACTACTTGGACACCAAACAGCAGCTTTACTTAATACATTAATTGGGATAATTCAAAGTATGGCAAGAAGTATGAAAGCTGCTACTACTTCTGACGGTAAAAAAGTACCAAGCATTAACAAAAGAGGAGCAGCAGCTAATAAAGCATTGAGAAGACTTAAAAAAGATGTTAGTCCTTTCGGAACTTCTCCATTAAAGTCTAAAAAAGTATTTACCGAATAATGAGATATAGAATTAAACCATCAAATTTATCCGGGATTATCGCTGTACAGCTAGGTGATATAGAAGCTGATGTGCGAGGTAGAATACAAGATGAAGTACGTAGACTTACTGTACAGTTTGCAAACGAATGTCCTTCTCCTGCAGCACTTACCCGAATAATTGGTATACAGAATAATCTAGCTACCAGGATAAACGGATTTGAAGGTAGAATAAGACCATTCCGTAGAATGGTAACAAGATTAGAAAGTTCTTTTCGTGTAGCTATTAATGTAATAAAAATATTAAAACTTATACCTATACCAACAGCACAAGGTACTCCTCCTACTGGTGCAACTTCTGATGTCGGAGGTTTTCTATTTGCTTTACCTATAAAAATTACAAATAAATACGCAGATCTACTACGACTGGCAAGTGAACTAGCAGCTTCTATTGAAGATGATATAAATGCTTGTAATAGTTTATTAGAAGAAACTGAATTCGATTTGGTAAGTTTAAAAAATGATTTAGAAATACTAAACCCATCGATAGAAGAATGTACTAGAAATCAAGGACTATCCGCAGAGCAGTTAAAACAGATCAGAGAAGCAGCAGAAGGAACTAACAAAACCGGTACTGCCGGCACTAACACAGATGTACCGTTTAGAAGTACAAACGGAAAAGATTATACTCTATCTGTAGTAACTGACTCAAATTCACCTTCTATCGCTCCTAGACGATACGCTATTGCAAAAGATCAGATAGGAGTTGTTGTATTACGAGGTCCGTCTTCCTTTGCTTCTTCCACAGAAGTATTAATACAAGAATTAAAATTTAGAATAGATAATCAACTTCCATAACACAACTATTTATATATATGAAACTCGATCAATTAAGAAAAATCATACGAGAAGAGGTTAAAGCAGCTGTTAAGGAGGAGTTACAGGATATGCTTACAGAAGCAGTTCGTGTTGCCAGCCAACCCACAGCCAACCAAGGTGTCCAGAAATTTGAAGCACCAGCTAAAATTCAAGAGGTTCAAAAACCTAAACCAACATCATCAGACCCTATCATGGAGATGCTAAATCAAACAAAAGCATCTATGACAAATGAAGAATATAAACAAGTATTCAACGGTACGTCTGATATGGTTCAAAAACCAAACTTTGCCTCTATGATGGCATCTAATATGGGAATGGTAGACTCAGGTAGACCAGCACCAGGTTTAGATATATCTCAATTTGATTTTGTAAAAAAAGCAGGAGAAGTATATAAAGCTTCTGTTGAAAAAGATAAACAAAAATACGGAGTAGCATAACATGCCTTTCGAAGTAAAAAAAATAGATCCGTTAGATTTACAACCCCGCAAAGGAGTTGGAGTATCTCTCCCCTTTACAGGACCGGGTGTGTTTAATACTACTTACGAAACAAAAGATGCTATTAAAACTAATATGATTAATTTCTTTTTAACCGGAACAGGAGAAAGATTTTTGAATCCAACTTTTGGAAGCGGTTTGAGAAATTTACTATTTGATCAACTAACACAAGATAAGATAGATCAAATAAAAGATATAATACAGGAAGGCTTGAGTGTATACTTTCCTAGAGTTGTAACTACAGATATGCAATTGAATGCTAGCCCGGATACTAATTCAGTCTACTTTACAATGGCATACAAAATATCTGAAACAAATATAGAAGATTCACTGGTAATAAATTTTGAACAGTAATGGCTCAGGAAAGAGATATAAAATACATCAATAGAGAGTTTACAGATTTTAAGGATCAGCTGGTAGAGTATGCCAAGAATTATTTTCCTGATACATACAACGACTTCTCTCCGACTTCTCCTGGAACAATGTTTATCGAGATGGCAGCATATGTTGGGGATGTTCTTTCTTTCTATCAAGATACACAGCTACAGGAAACATTCCTACAACACGCTAAAGATCCTGCTAACCTCTACACTATGGCTTACATGATGGGATATAAACCCAAAGTAACCACCATATCAGAAGTAGAGTTAAATGTTAGCCATAAAGTACCAGCCACAGTTACATTTAATCCAGATTTTTCAAAAGCATTGACTATAGATGCTAACGCTGTATTAGGAGCTTCTGTAAATGCCGAAATAGACTTTATAATTGATAAGAAGATAGACTTTAGTGTATCTTCCTCATATGACCCTACAGATGTTAGAATTGCAAGTATAGACGCTAATGGCGATCCTTCTGAATATACTTTAACTAAAAAATTAAAAGCATTCTCTGGGACGGTAAAAACCACTACAGAGACAATAGGAGCAGCAGAGCAATTTAAGACTATAACCTTAGATGACGATAAGATAATTCAAATCTTAGACATAACAGATGGGGATGGTAATATATATCATGAAGTTCCATTTTTAGGTCAAGATACTGTATTTGAAGAAGAAACTAACGGAGATGGGGATGGGGATGTAGTGCCATTTCTCATTAAACTTACAAAGGTTAGTAGGAGATTTACTACCCGATTTAATTCTGCCGGTCAACTATTAATTCAATTTGGTGCCGGTATAACCGGACAAGACGATACCTCTTTCTTACCAGACCCTACAAACGTAGGATTAGGAACAAATCAAGGGCTATCAAGAATTGATTATAACTACGATCCAGCTAACTTTCTTTATTCTTCTGCTTACGGTACAGCTCCTTCCAACACAACTTTGACCATACGTTACTTAGTAGGCGGAGGGGTAGAAGCAAATGTACCAGCAAACACTATAGTAAATCAAAAAACAGTTAATGCTACCGGTGATGCAGATATTATAGAAACACTTGCATTTACAAATCTAGCACCAGCAACCGGAGGTAGAGACGGTGACACAGTAGAAGAGTTAAGAGAGAATTCAAGACGAGCTTTTGCCGAGCAAGGTAGAGCGGTTACCTTACAGGATTATTCTTTTAGAGCTTTAACTCTTCCTCCTAGATTTGGTTCAATTGCTAAAGCTTATGTTACTCAAGATCAGCTTGTAAGCAGGAACTCAGCTACAGACAACATTATAGATTCAAATCCTCTGGCTTTATCTATGTATGTTTTAGCATATAACGGAAGCAAGCAAGTGGTAACAGCTACGCAAAATTTAAAAAACAACCTTAGACAGTATATCTCACAATATAAAATGATAACAGATGCTATTTCAATTAAAGATGCATTTGTTGTAAATATCGGAGTTAATTTTGAAATTATTATCAGACCTAACTACAACGGTAGAGATGTACTTTTAAACTGTACGAACGAATTAAAAGACTTCTTTGATATTGCAAAGTGGTCTATCAACCAACCTATCAACCTTTCTCTAATCTATACTTTATTAGATAGAGTAAAAGGAGTACAAACGGTTGAAAGTATTGAAGTAGTAAACAAACAGGGTGGTAACTATTCAAGGTATGCATATGATGTAAAAGGTGCTACAAAAAAGAATGTAGTATATCCTTCATACGATCCTATGATATTTGAAGTTAAGTTTCCAAATAGTGATATTAAAGGTAGAATAACAACATTGTAATGGCAGTATATAGAATTTTTCCTGAAAAAGATACTTTTATTTTTTCCGAAGTTCCTTTAGGTAACGCCGGTAAAGATGAGATATTAGAACTTGGCGGTTATCCAAATACTTCTGAAATCGGACAAACCAGCCGTATTCTAATGCAATTTTCAGACACAGATATAGACAATGTTATTAACAATGAGATAGGAAATACAGATTTTAGCTCAAGTATCCATTTATATTTAGCTGAAGCATCAGAATTACCCGTTGAATATACGATATACGGCTATCCCGTCTATATCAATTCAATTAACTGGGATAACGGTACGGGTAAATTTGGAGATCTTCCAACTAATAAAACAGGTACAAGCTGGACTAATATTTCTGCTAACGAACTAAATGCATGGCCTACCGGACCACATCCTGCTGGAGTAACAGCTTCTTTTGGTGCAACAGAAGGAGGAGGTAACTGGTATACTGCATCTAATGGAGAAAACGTAGAAGCTTCTCAAACTCACGGACTAACCTCAACACACGATCTAACCCTTAATGTAACAACAGCTGTAAAGCAGATATATAACGATACTTTATCAAATAAAGGGTTTATCTTAAAGTTACAAGATAGCTTAGAAAACTATACATCAGCTTCTATTAGGTTAAAATATTTTGGAGGAGATACAAATACAATCTACCCTCCATTCCTAGAATTTAAATGGGATGATAGTGCATATAATACCGGTAGCCTGTCTTTACTTTCTACCGACCAGGCAACTATCGATATAAAAAATAACGTTGGAAAATATGCCGATAGCGGTAAAAAGAGATTTAGAATTATCTCTAGACCTAAATTTCCAACTCGTGCATTTCAAACATCTTCTGTGTACACAACAGATTATGCTCTACCTTCTGGTTCATACTGGGGGTTAAGAGATGAGAATACAGAAGAGATGATTGTAGACTTTGATACAGAATTTACAAAAATATCTTGCGATAGCAATGGACCTTTCTTCGATGTTTATATGGGAGGCTTGCAACCAGAAAGATATTATCGTATATTAATTAAAACCGAATTAGATGGTAGCACAGTTATCATCGACAATAAAAATATATTTAAGATAGTAAGAAATGGCTAACAACTTACAAGTTAAAAAAAGAGTTTTTGATCAGAGCCAGTTCGACAAGGTAATTGATAGAGAGTTTAAAACTTTCAAAAAAGCAGAACCTGCCGTCGATCCTGACACTGTAGAGGAATTCTTTAGATTGTACGAAAAGCTTTACTATATTATTCCAACAGAAGGAGAAGAAGATTCTCATCAGTTTTTAATTCAAGAGAGTTCAAAGCTAGTTGATTATGAAAAAACCAATGAAGAAATTCAACCCCTACTGGATGAAATAACCCAGCTCAGATTGCAACTTGTAGAAGCTAACTCTACTATAAGTGATTTAGAATCAGAAATAGCTCAGAATGGCGGATAATAAATACACAGTCAACCCAGCTTCGGTACAGGATATAGCCCAGTACGAAAGATACGCTACAGAAGATGTCAATCTAATTGAATCTTTTGAGATTAATTCTGCTTTTAATACACAGAAACATGTAGCCGAGCTTCATATATACACTACCGGTAATACTCTTTTAAGATCTATTACCAACTACCTTAACTATAAAGTAGAACTCGGCTCAGGAGGTAGTACAGAAGGTTCAACATCTATATCCTTAGATCCTCAGCAAGATGCGATTGTGTATGGATATGAAAACGGTGGTGTAAAGTTACTTTATATATTCTTCAATAATTTATTTTCTGATTTAAAGCTGGGTTCTAAGCTGTACGTTAAAGAGATATCAAACGATAGAACAGAGTTAAAGCTTAGTTCTACCGGTATTCAAAACGAAGATCTTAAAAAGTACGCACTAGCAGTTAAAGACAGGATAAATGACACTTCATATTTCTCAGAGTTTAGATTAAACTTTGGAAACAACGATCTCTTTATAGGTATCAATATAGACTATAATGACGATGAGAATGCGGTTACTATTAAACTATATGAGCCTTTACCTATAAACTTTACTGTTAAGTCTACTTTAGATTTAGTAGAATTTGTATCTAATCCTTTAGCGTACGAAGTTGAAGCAGAATTTATACCAGATTCTCCTAGAGTACCAAGATTAAGAGAAGCAAACTTTAATATAGATCTTGATGATAATACAGCAGTTCCATCACAATACTTTAGTTATGATGAACTGTTTAGCTTTTCAGTTGATAATAGTAACTATCAAGTACTATCCCTTTTTAATGAAAGAGGAGCTGAAATATCAATAGACCACACAGACTATTCAGACTTTATTCACTTTTCTTCTGCCGAAGAGAGGTTAATAAACTTTAAGTATAAGTTAGATCTTATAAAGAATTACGAAACCAGTATTTCAAATGTAACATCAACACAAGGCTCTAGCGGTATTACAAATAATACTACTTATTATGAAACTCTAATTAAAGGTGTTGTAGATAATTTTGATCATTACGAAAGATATCTATATTTTGAAAGCGGTTCATATGCATGGCCTAAATCAAATCAAAATAAGCCATATGTAAATCAAGGTTCTTCAACTTCTGAAGCTATAACTTGGTTTGCAAATCAAAGAACCACAGCCAATAATTACGATGTATCTAACTTTAATGCTTTAACAAATACTATTCCGGCATTTATTCGTGAAGATGATAATAATGCACAGTATGTACTATTTGTTCAAATGCTAGCACAGCACTTCGATAATTTATATGTATACGCTAAAGCAGTATCGGATAAATACGATGCAGATAATAGAATAAATGTTGGTGTATCAAGAGATTTAGTCGAAGATGCTATAAAAAGTTTAGGAGTAAAACTATATAATTCTTCAAAATCTCTAGAGGACCTCTTTAAGTATTTTGTAGGAGAATTTCAACTAGATACCGGAGAGGTAGTAAACACAGATGTGCAAGCCGGTCAGTTAATAAGCGGGGGAACAACAGTAGAAGGTCCAAATGAAGGATTTGAAGTTACGTTTACTGATGCTCAACAAAGTGTTTACTATCCGGCATTTTTTAGTTTATTCCAACCTCTTTTATTATCGTTTTTAAGTTCAAATATAGAATACTCTTCCGGTTTTGATAACAATTACTTTAGCTATAATCATGGAGGAGAAGTATATATAACTATCACAGACGGTTCTGATAATTCTTACGGTCCTTTTAGATATATTATAGATGAAATAGGCACAGGTAATAATCCGATTTTTAATAATCAACCCGGAACTATAAATCCAAGTCCTACCGCTTTGTATATTAATCCAACTGATGCAGACGGAAATGATCACTCAAGTGATTTTGAACCTTTACATCAACAGACAGGTATAGATGTATTGATTGAGGATAAAAAAATAACCGAAAGTGACCCAGTAGTAAAACCGTACCAACCAACCTCAGAGGATATATACCAAAAGAGTATATATAAAAGAATATATCATAACCTTCCTTTTCTTTTAAAAACAAAAGGAACCCAGAGAGGCTTACGAGCTTTGATTAACTGTTTCGGTATACCGGGGAGTATATTGAAAATTAAAACATACGGAGGTAGAGATACTTCTGAAAGACCATTTTTTGGTGATGGGCAATCACATACTGTATCTAATCAAAAAATAAGAACAGATAATACAGGGTCGATTGTAGAAGGAGATGCTCTATCAAGGTATACGTCTATTGTTAAAACAGATGATTCATATAATCAAGATCTTCATAATGTAGAGGTAGGATTTTCACCTTCCGACAATTTAGATTCTTTGATTATAAGTACTCTAAGTTCAGACTTTACAATCGATGATTACATAGGTGATCCAAGAGATTTAACTTTAGATAGCTACACCGATCTTTTAGGTGTAGTTAAGACAGCTCTAGCAGATGTTACCGAAAGGTATGATATAAAAGATTTTGTAAGATTAATCAAATTCTTTGATAATGTAATCTTTAAGATGATAAAAGATTTTGTACCTGCAAGATCTACCACAGATACAGGTATTATAATCAAACCGCATCTTTTAGATAAATCTAAAGCAAAATCGGTAATAGCTTCTGCAACACAACCGGAATATAGCGGTTCAATAGATACAGCTTTTATAAGCGGGTCTAACCCAGGTTCATACAAATCTTCTGCATCTGGCTCTTTAAGATTTGATAATCAACAAGCTAGAGATAGAGCTAATGCACTATTAGGAACACCAGGAGAAAGTTCAACTAGAAGGATTGGTGAATACATCAAAATAATTAAAACTCCTACTTCTAATATAGGTTTTAAAAGCTGGAAAGGATTCACCGATCACGGTCAAGACGAAGCAAAAATTGACGGGGAATTAGCATACAGTACAATATCTATTACAAACGGTGAATTAAATGATGAAAATAAACTTAAGCAGATAAAATATCCTGCTATAGATTATGATGTATTAGTATTTTTAAATCCTCCTGAAGGAATATGTTATGCAACAGATGATAATGAAGTTAAAGTCATAGGAGGATTTACAGGTCAAA